GCCCCCCCCAAGATACTCACCCAAGTGTTTAACAATCTTGCTTGAACTGACTACCTACAAAACCGGCTGCTACAGTGACTGTAACAGTGTGTGAGACATAAAGTCTTAATTACTCACTCTTGCCTTAATCACTGTTATCAAAGTGGATTTGACATTCTATATAATCCTGTTTTACGCAGTATTAATAGCCATCACATTTGCTCTGTTATACTGCTATATGAAGTGATTATGGGCCACAATTCAGGAGTATAGGGTGTCACCAAACACTATTGGACACCAATGTCTGGTTGCTTGGATTTAAGTTCAGCACTAGAACTGGTATCTGTGAGGGAATTTGCTGAGAGGATTAATAAGGAGGAGTCAAACCTTCAATCCTTTGTGAGACTATTTTATTATTTGAGGAACAAAGGGTTGACTAGTGAATTGGAGAACGAATATAGTAGTATAGTGAAAAGGATTGATGTGCTGAGGCCTATACAAGTTCTAGGAGAAGGATTAAACTGTTATACACTAAATCAAGAAGTATTATCTAAATTTGTCGTAAGATTGACTATTCATTCAGTGGTGAGTGATACTGGCTTCAGTAGTAACAGAGTGAAGGTAGTTTGTAAGGGAGGAAAGACAGAAAAGGTAACCGGTATACAAGCTGTCAGAAAAGTACTGGAACCTTGCTATAAGAGGAGTAGATTGCTAGATAGACTCAGCAGAGGCTGTGAAGCAGTTGTACTTTGTCAGAAGTGGTTTGTGACACTTAAGGTCATTAAAAGAGGTAGTATCAGTAAACTGCACTGCCTTTGTAGGGATATAAACATCACATTGAATAAGAAGCAGCTGAGCTTCTTAGGTATTTATAAGGCAGGTTACGACTACTTCTGTGGGGAATTAAACTTCTTCCTAACTCTGCTAGATTATATTAGTGGAGGTAGTTTTGATAGAGGCAGTAACAGCACACACATAAAAGAATTGTTGGGTAAACTAAGTGATGAGGGTTGCAGCCATCATCATACAAGGTGTCCTGAGTTTAAGAGTGAGTCGGGTTACTATGTACAACATAACTATAAAAGTGATCACTATTTTGGTTCTAAATACCATCTTGGTGAGGTGTCAGAATTGTGCATCTGTGAAAGGAAATCAGTGTATGACCCACTCTGGTATTTCCTGCAAGGCTGACAACAATGGAAGATTAAATCTGAGTAGGGTAACACAGTCAACTAAGGGCACTTGCGATGAGGACTTGATATTAACAATAGATGATGTTATGATAAAACCAGGTTGTCAGAATTACTCTCTAGATGGAGTTAACTGGATGACCTGTGATAGAGTGTCTGTCTATGATATAATAATGAAGAAGTGTGTGAATCTGATGGAAGCTGTCTGGGAACCTTGTCCGATATTTTACAACACAGTTGATGAGTTTAAAAATGTGAGTAACAGTAATGAGACAGTATTAAGATGGACTGAGTACACTTTCGCTGCAAGGAGGACAGGGCACAGTAATGTCATAATGTGTACTGGCTGCATACTTAATTACAATAAATGTTCAAAGACATGCTCAACTGAGGACTTGGTTAGACTAATAGACACCACAGATAAGAGATCCTCTCAGGTGATTGATGCTAGGATGAGTAAGCCTCCTGATGTGACCTGCACTGACAATACAGGGTTAGTCTACTTAAACTGTTATTTTAACGGACACAGATGTAAACTGACTGACTTTTATTCAAGTGTTACTAACGGCATTATGCAGAGCAGTGATCGAACTAAGTTTGTAGCTTGCTATGAGAAGGACAATTACTCTATATTGACTAATGACAGCTGCAACAGACACTGTAAAGATTCACATGACTGTCAGTTTGTAGGTCAGTTATGTGTTGACACCGGATGCATATCAAGGGAATTAGTGAGAGGTGAATGTTTTTGCAGCTATTCAAAGATTAGCACCATAGAGAGATTTGGGTATGACAATTATGAATTTGCTGAAAACACCTGTGAACTGATGACAGACAACATAGAACTGACTGATGGGGGTGTTCATCAGGAGGTGAGAAGAGTGAAGAGAGATTCAAGTTACAGTCTATACAGCAAAAAGGACATCTTACCTGATGTATCATGTAAAAGAGTGAACAGCACTATTGATTGTGGAGAACTACAGTGTGACTATAGACTATCCATCGGAAACATCAGTCTAATCAAACTTAAAAGTGAGAGAGCCATAGTTAAAGTTAATGAGTCACTAATAAATGTTAGCCCAATGTTGAATATAATATTATACTGTGAGAATTCTATTAATTATGAGTTTGTAGGCATGACAGATAGGACCGGGGACATAGCTCTTTATATAAAAACATTACATTCAGTGAACATGTGTGACAAAATGAGCTGGTGGCAGAGGTCCACGCACACACAGTGCTTGATCAATGACCATATGAACATTGACTGGGCACTTAAGAGGGTGTCTATGGCAATAATATTGATTGTACTGATGGTAGTGATAGTGATTTCAGTGAAAGTGATCAAGCTGGTACTGATGGCATTTTGCTGGAGAAAGCAGAATAATGCACTTGATCAAATAGCTGATGCTGTGACAGGTAACTTGAAAGGCTCTAGTGATGATTTATTGGAGCTGGCCCATCTTAGAGAGATGTACAAGGAACAGAATAAGAAGTACTCCTTGTGGAGAAGACTGACATGCTGGAAATATAGGGCAGAAAAGAGAATGATTGATTTGATGTTCAGAATAGGAGCTGAGTCTAAGATGGATGTTGCTAGCATAACTGACAAGATAATCAACCTAAAAAGTGAGCTTGGCGTAGACTTCACAGTGGAAGAGAAGGCACTTTCACTAATCAGGACTGATAGTATGATCTATGAACTACCAAGTGAGAAGCAGATGCATCATAGATTAACAAATGAGGTACCATCAGGGCGTTCAGCAAGACTGCAAAGGCTGAGACTGCTCGGTCTGGCTGTGTTACTGGTGATGGCTAAACCAAGTGAAGGTGATGAAAAGGTATGTGCAGGTCATATAACACCAGGGAAATTCACCAGCTGTCAAAATTCTGATGATGGGAAAACTATCAGCTGTGATGTGACAACTACAGCTAGATTAGACATACTTTCTGTTGGTCAATCATTATGTATATCAGTTATGAATAAATCTGATGTAGTCATGAAGCTTGACATCTTATATGAAGACTTGAGTAGAATATGGTCTACTTCCAAGCAGTATAGCACTGGTTCCTATGAAGGTGTAACTGCTCAGAAAAAGATCTGCAGGAATGGTGGTTACTGTGATCAGAAATGTAATGGACAAACAGAGAGAAATCATCTATATGGTGAAGACAGCACTCTGATAGGATATGAGAATGAGATGTATACCAAGAGTGTGTGCTGCAATTGGTTAGTGACAGCATTTGAGTGTGGTGACATGAGAAAATGTGGAGGTGTCAGCATGAGTCTAAATACTTATGGTTTACCTAGATCAGATGTCCACTCATTAATTAAAGGTGAAAATGCAGCAACTATAATGGTCAATCATAAGGTGATAGGTGAATCAGGGAGAACAGAGAAAACATCAGCAAGAGTTAGAATGGGGAGCACTGAGTCACTAGGTAGAATGGAGGTCACCTTGATAGCAGTTAGCAATCTGCCAGCTGTTGAGTTTAATGATAACAAGTTGATCTTAAATGAAACAACTGCATATCTGGCTAAGGCTGTTAATGTGAATGATCCTAAGTCCGGCATTTTAGGTGAAATCCAGTGTGATGATGTCAGGGCCTGGGATAGTCCGCTATCATCTAGGGCCCCTTATCAGAGTACTTTTAAAGTAGCAGAAGACATCATGAGATTAAGTTGTGATGAATGGAATAATTATTATGTGCTAAATGAGCCAATCTATAATAAATTAGCAGATGGTGGATATCCTGGCAGCATATCTCTACCTGGAGTTTATGGAGGCAACATATGGAGATATGAAAGAAACCTAAATCAATTGGTGGAAGAAATAAATGGCACTAGACCTATTAGTATCAAGATTGACATCAAAGGAAGTTTTGACTTCAGTGTCACTGTTCACAAGTGCTCACCAGAGATCAGATTTCTAAATCTGACTGGCTGCCTTCTATGTGAGTATGGTGGTGCAGAATTGACAATAGCAGTTGCCTCAGTTAATGGATACGGCTGTCATGTGGTGCTAAACCACATCTCAAACCAACTGACATGCATTGGATCAATACCAATTGAGACTGGGGAGCCTCAAGTGCGCAGCATCAATTGTTATGGCAAAGCCAAAACTGTTGATGATATAGTTGCAATTAGATATGATTCAAAAGAATACCAGTTGCATGTCATAGGTGAATTGGTAATGGCAAACTACACTACTGATGAGGAGACTGTCCTGTCAGAGATGAACTCCATCTGGAATGAATTCTCTAGCTCCTTGAAAGGCCTAGGACTAATTGCTGGTGGTTTAGTGGCTTTAGTGGCCTCAGTAGGAGTTGGCTTCCTGATAATGGGGTTATGCGTGGGTTGGTCTAATCTGCTAATGATACTAGGAGGGTTTACTGTCACTAGATTTCTCTTAAAGATTCTATCTTGTGGCCTGCTCAGTAAGAGGTTAAAACAGATCAAGCAAAAGGAGATGGCAGAGCCTAAAGCAACTCAACTTAAAAGTAGTTTTTATGATCTAACAGCTAGAGCTAATGAGTCGCTTGATAGTGAACAGATTGAAAAGAAAGTGAGAAATTCGGCAAATCTGTTTAAGTGACTAAAACCAGTAGTTAGTGGTAAGATAAATAGCTGAGGAACCCAATGGTTATTTAAAGAACTCCTAATACTTAGATAAAGATATAAAGACATAATATAATTATGTAATTATCATACTATTTAAAGTTCATCACTAGCTAAGCACATTAATATAAATGCACATAATATGTAATTAGTAAGTATTAACTGTCATCATTATAATGTGGCTAACTTCTGTTGTTATCAAACCCATCTTCACTTTATCTAATGATTACTATGTTAGTTTTCTATTCTCAGCTATAGTAACTATTGTTTATTGACTACAAGTAGGCTGCTCACATTCTTACAGTCTCTATCTCTAATAGCACTTAATAAGAGATGTACACTAAAGAAATTGCACAATGGTTAAACCACGATTTCACACCAATTGATAAAACAATGATTTCACACCAATTAATAAAAAAATGATTTCACACCAATTAATAAAAAAATCATTATAAACATTTGGTTAACACCTGGGGGGGGC